TCCTATCCGTATTAGTTCAGGATACCGCAGCAAAGAGTTAAATACAGCTATTGGTGGCTCATTATCTTCACAGCATTGTCAAGGTGAAGCTATTGATATTGACATGGATGGCACAACAGTAACTAATGCTGAAATCTTTAACTACATTAAAGACAATCTAAACTTTGATCAACTTATCTGGGAATTTGGTACAGATACTAATCCTGATTGGGTACATGTATCTTATGATTCAGCTGGTAAGCAACGTAAGCAAATCCTAAAAGCTAAAAGAGCAGCTGGTGGAAAAACTACGTATGTTCCATATAAATAAGTACGTATGAAGTTCAGAAATGGTTGGAATACTTATTCTAAACAATGGGATAAGTTAGCTATTAAAGTAAGGTTCTCATTCATTGACATCTTATCTATTGAGATAGATGTGTCTAGAGACTTTTACCTTTTAACTATCTTAAACTTTACTATTAAGAATAGATAGTATTATACAAGATACTGTAATCCAGGTACTTTCTGTGCCTGGATTTTTTATTTAAACAATATACATTTAAACTTATTTTGTATATTTGTTGTAAACCAATAAATTAAATATTATGGAAAACCAACAAGAAAGAGAATTGACAGCTGAAGAACTAGCTGCTCAAAAAGAACAAATGCTTCAGTTTTATACTGAATCTTTACCATACTTAGAAGCACAACTAAAGTATGAACAAACATTACTTGCAATTGATGAAGCTAGATTTAAAAGAACTAACATTCAGATGCAATATGCAATGATGGCTCAGGCACAGCAAGAAAATATGTTTAAGGAAGAAGAAGAAACAGAAGAAGAGCCAAAAGCAAGAAAACTTAAAAAAGAATAATCATGGCACTTGTTAACCAAGTACAGAAAAGAATTAGGATGTCAAAAAATGACATCATTAAGTATCAGATATTGACTTACTGTTATATTAACCGTGTAACAGTAAGTTCTTCTGATCTAGACTGCTTAACTCTTTTAGCTACTTTGGGACCTATTGAACTAACAAGTTTTTGTTATGATGCTTCTGAAGAGTATAGTATTTTTAAATCTTCACAAACTGTAAGAAACTGTATAAATAAATTTGAAAAACAGAATATAGTTGTTAAGGATTCATCAAATAAAAAAATAGTATTATTAAGTGATAATCTTAAGATACAAACAGAAGGTAGTATATTACTAGACTATAAATTTTTTGCAAGTGAATCCTAAAAAGTCAAATATATTATATAGACCTATTTCTGAAGAATTAAATGTTGATGAAGATTTAGTTGAGGATTTAGTCCAATTTTATTATAAAGAATTAAGATTAAAATTAACCAGTTTAGATTCACCTAGAATAAACGTAGAAGGTTTAGGACACTTTGTAGTTAAACCTAAAACAGTAAGAAACAACATTGATAAAATTTCTAAACTTCTAGATAATCATGATACCTCAACATATAATGCCTACTTTCATAAAAAAATGATAGAAACTAAGTTAGAGTTGTTAGTTAAAGTGGAAAAGAAAATTGTTGAGCAAGAAGAAGTAAAAAATAATTATAAAAAAGAATCAGATGAAAGCAGCCCTGAAAGCAATATGGGAGAATAGAAATGCTATTCTTGAAGGCATTAAGAACTCAGTAGTAAGAGATGAGTTTGTAGAAGATGTAGCAAGAATGAGATATGATGTTTGTAATGAATGTCCAAGTAAAGGTAGAAAGTGTGCGGTAAAAGGTACTGGTCCTTGTTGTAATGAATGTGGATGTTCCCTTCAATTTAAAACAAGATCTCTTTCATCAGAATGCCCTCTTGGTAAATGGCAAGCAATTGCTACAGAAGAAGAAGAGGATAAATTAGAAAATCTTAAAGATTAATGTTATGTCTTTTAAACTAAACGTAGGTAGTATTTCTAGTTCCAATAATCTTAATATTGTTACTAATCCAAGTTCTAAAATAATTGTTGGTGAATCAAAGATTATTTTTAGTGATCCTAATGATACTTTATCTTCTCATTCTGTTTGGGATACTATAACTTCTAAAGGTATTAGTTTAAAGGATACTCTTGATGCGCTAAGTAATGAAATAAATATGCTTAGAACGGAAAATAAATTAATGAAGTTAAATCTACTTGCTATTGAGGGTAAGTTTGATAAAGATGAAGTTAATAATATCCGCCAAATGTTTTTATCTGAAGATGAAGCATCTAGAACATTAGCTAATTCAATTATAGAAAATGCATAACTATGAGCATAGTATTTAATGCAGATGATCACAGCTACAAGAGTGTAGACCCTAATGATGAAATCAAGTGGGTTAGTGTGACTACTTTACTATCTAGTCTTAAGAAACCTTTTGATGCTAAGAAGGTAGCAGAGAGAGTAAGTAAGAATAAGAAGTCTAAGTGGTATGGTGTAGATCCTAAAACAATTATTCAGATTTGGGATAATGAAGCTAACAGAGCTACAACACTAGGTACATTCTATCATAACCAAAGAGAATCTGATTTATGCTCACTTGCATCTATTGAAAGAGAAGGTGTAACTGTTCCTATTTTTAAACCATATGAACAACCAAATGGTTTAAAGATTGCTCCTTTACAAAAGCTTGATCCAGGCGTGTACCCAGAACATATGGTCTATCTTAAGTCAGCAGGCTTATGTGGCCAATCAGATTTAGTTGAAGTAGTCAATGGTAGAGTAAATATTATTGACTACAAAACTAATAAGGAGATTAAAACAGAATCATTTAAGAATTGGGAAGGAATGTCTGAAAAGATGTTACCACCAGTAGAACATTTAGATGATTGCAACTTTAATCACTATGCTTTACAGTTAAGTATCTATATGTATATTATCTTAAAGCATAATCCTAAACTTCAACCGGGAAAAATATTTATTCACCACATTACATTTGAAACAGAAGGTGAAGATCAATATGGATATCCTATTGCTAAATTAGATGAGAATGGAGAACCAAAAGTATTAGAAGTAATACCAATGCCGGTACCCTATCTTTATGATGAGGTTATCTCAGTTATTAATTACCTTAAGGAGAATCCTTATATTATTAAAAAGAAGTAATATGATTGTAAGACTATTTGATGTTCAAAATGGTAAGGTAGTTCCTACAGAACACTGCTATACCTTAAAGGCACTTAAAGATATTATGGATAATTATCCAGATGATTACCTTAAAATTTATCTGTATTTGTTCTATATGACATGTCCTAATCCGGACATGAATCCTTTTTTTCATACACCAGAGATAGATAAAGAACATATTATTCTAAAAGAAATACAAGCAGAATTCTCAACAGAAGATGATGATATACACACTGCTTTATTATTCTGCCAAAGAATGTATGAGACTCCTACATCTAGAGCATATAAAGGAATGGCATCTATGTTAGATAGATTAGCTAGATACATGGAGACAACTACTATTACTGCTGGTAGAGATGGAAATATTAATTCACTAGTAGCCGCTGCTAAAAACTTTGATCAGATTAGAGCATCATTTAAAGGAGTATATAAAGACCTTCAGGATGAACAATCAAGTAAAGTACGCGGAGGCCAGGGGCTTGCTTATGATAGTTAATTATGAGTGAGATTTATCAAGACATACCAACCTATGACAATGGAACATGGACAACAACAAACTTTGAATCCAGAGAGGACTTCAGCAACTTCATATTTGGGGTTTTCAAAGAACCCGGTAATTACGGATTCAACAATACAACTAATCAGGTATTTATATCTGAGTCAAGAAGATTTAGAGATAATGGAGTATATTGCACAGCCCCATTCAAATCAAAAGACTTCATTGCCTATTGGGATGATCAAAAACAAAAATGCAGGAAAGGGATAATTGTAAAAGATGGTAGTAACACATGGTTTCTTGCAAGAGAATATTACATGTGGTTAAACTTTTTACCAATCTTTGATAAAGAACAACAGAAGTTTGACTTTGCTAAGATTAGGGATGCCCAGTATCATATGGCTCTATATGAGTTATTAGCTGAGTTAAACTATAAACATGCAGCTATCCTAAAGAAACGTCAGATTGCATCTTCTTACTACCATATGGGTAAGTTTATAAATCAGCAATGGTTTGAAGCTGGGGTTACACTTAAGATGGGAGCAAGTCTTAAAGATTATATCAATGAGAAAGGATCCTGGAAATTCTTACAGGAATATGCAGCATTCTTAAATGAACATACCGCATGGTATAGACCTATGTCTCCAGACAAGGTAATGATGTGGCAGCAGAAGATTGAAGTAAGAAAGGGAGACAGAAAAACAGAAGTAGGTCTCAAAGGAACTATACAGGGTATGTCATTTGAGAAAGATCCAACAAATGGTGTAGGGGGTCCAGTAAAATACTTCTTTCATGAGGAGGCAGGTATTGCTCCAAAGATGGATCAGACATATGAGTACATGCGCCCAGCTATGAGATCCGGTTTAATTACAACAGGAATGTTCATTGCAGCAGGATCTGTGGGTGACTTGTCTCAATGTGATCCATTAAAGAAAATGATTACTAGACCACATGACAATGATATTTATGCTGTAGAAACAGACCTTATAGATTCAAAAGGTACAATTGGAGAATCTGGATTATTTATTCCAGAACAATGGTCAATGCCACCTTATGTTGATTCTTATGGTAATTCACTTGTAGAAGAAGCATTAATAGCATTAGATAAACAATTTGAAACTTGGAAAAAAGAACTAGATCCTGAAACATATCAGTTAAGGATATCTCAGCACCCTAGAAATATTGAAGAAGCATTTGCACATAGGACAGTATCTTTATTCCCAACTCATTTACTTACAGCACAACAAAGAAGAATTGAAGATAAGGAATATGCATATGAATTCCTAGATATCTTTACAGATGAGCATGGTAAACCTGCGGTTAAGTCTACAAGTAAACAACCAATTAAAGAATTTCCAATTACAAAGAAAACAGAAGATAAAACTGGAGTACTTGTAGTATGGGAAAGGCCTATTGCAGATCCAACCTTTGGTCAGTATTATGCTTCTATTGACCCCGTTTCTGAAGGTAAAACTACAACATCAGAATCATTATGTTCTATCTATGTTATGAAGGCTCCTGTACAGGTAACTAAAGTAACCGGCATAGAAACAGAAACATATATAGAACCAGATAAGATAGTAGCTGCATGGTGTGGTAGATTTGATGACATTAATAAAACTCATCAGAGATTAGAACTAATTATAGAATGGTACAATGCCTGGACAGTAATTGAGAATAACATCTCATTATTTATTCAGTATATGATCTCTAGAAAGAAACAAAGATATTTAGTACCTAAAAGTCAGATTATGTTCTTAAAAGATCTAGGTGCAAATGCTAACGTATTCCAAGAGTATGGTTGGAAAAACACCGGTACATTATTTAAGGCACACTTATTAAGTTATGCTATTGAATACTGTAAAGAAGAACTAGATGTAGAAACTAAACCTGATGGTACTATTGTACGTACAAAATATGGAATAGAAAGAATTCCAGATATGATGTTGTTGCAAGAAATGAGAGAATATTCTGATGGGGTAAACGTGGATAGACTTGTATCATTTGCAGCATTAGTTGCATTTATGAGAATTCAGCAAGCTAATAGAGGTTATTCTAAAAGGACTATTATGGATGATACGGCTAAAAACTTGCAAAAGTCAGAAAATTTGTTTAAATTAAATAGTAGTCCATTTAGGCATATGGGTAAGTCATTTTATAGGAATGATCAAGGATTCAAAAGATCACCCTTTAAAAATATTAAATAACAGTTATGCAAGTATATAATGCATTAGATTTAAAAAAAGGAGCTAAGGCTAAACATAATAGGTTGGGTAGTATTACTCAACCATTACAGTTTTTATCTAGTATAGATAAAGATGATGAATGGGCTGCCTGGAATCTTGACTGGTTAGAATGGCAGGGATTAAAACAAATCCGTAGAAATGCCCGCAGGTTAATGAAAAACTACAAACTTGCAAAAGGCATTATTGATAGAACTGACTATATAGTTGAAGAAGACAATGAGATGAGAGACATTGTTGAAGTATTAACAAAAGAAGATTCTTCAGCACTTGAACTAAAGTTTTATCCAATTATTCCAAATGTTATTAATGTTCTTGTAGCTGAATTTGCTAAAAGATCAACTAAGCTTACATATAGAGCTGTAGATGATTTCTCATACAATGAGATGATGGAGCAAAAAAGAAAGATGGTAGAAGATACTCTTCTTGCAGATGCTCAAACAAAAATTATGGCAGCTTTATTAGAGCAAGGACTTGATCCTAATTCAGAAGAAGCCAATAAGCAATTACAACCAGATACATTAAAAACACTGCCAGAAATTGAATCATTCTTTAAGAAAGATTATAGATCTATGGTAGAACAATGGGCTTCTCACCAACATCAAGTAGATGTAGAAAGATTCCGGATAGATGAATTAGAAGAGAGAGGCTTTAGAGATATGCTTATTACAGATAGAGAGTTCTGGCATTTCCGCATGATGGAGGATGATTATGAAGTAGAACTTTGGAATCCACCATTAACATTTTACCATAAATCTCCAGATGCTAGATATATTTCTCAAGGTAACTGGGTAGGTAAAATTGATATGTTTACTGTATCTGATGTTATTGACAAGTTTGGTTATATAATGACAGAAGAGCAGTTAGAAGCTCTTGAAGCAGTATATCCAATTAGATCTGCTGGTTATGCAATTGGTGGTTACCAAAATGATGGTACATACTATGATGCAACCAAAACACATGACTGGAACGTAAGCATGCCTTCATTAGCATACAGACAGTACACTACCATGCGCGCGGGATCTGTATATGATGGTGGAGATATTATTAATCAAATCCTTGCAGAAGGTGAAGATTACTTTGACCAAGGAACAGCTTACTTGTTACGTTGTACAACTGCATATTGGAAATCTCAACGTAAAGTAGGACACCTTACAAAGATTAATGAAATAGGTGAGGTTGAAACAGAAATTGTAACTGAAGACTATAAGATTACAGATAAAGCTATTTATGATACTAGACTCTTTAAAAATAAAACTAAAGAGAATCTTGTATATGGAGAACATATTGATTGGATCTGGATTAATGAAGTTTGGGGTGGTGTAAAAATTGGACCAAACATTCCATCATTCTGGGGTATGAACAACCCTGGCGGATTCTCTCCTATCTATATTGGTGTAGAAAAAAATCATGTTGGCCCACTTAAATTCCAGTTTAAAGGAGATGCTTCATTATATGGATGCAAGCTTCCTGTAGAAGGAGCTGTATTCTCAGATAGAAATACTAAGTCAACAGCATTACTTGACTTAATGAAGCCATATCAGATTGGGTATAATATTGTAAACAATCAGATTGCAGATATCTTAGTAGATGAATTAGGTACTGTAATTATGTTAGATCAAAACTCTTTACCTAAACATTCATTAGGTGAAGATTGGGGTAAAGGTAATTTATCTAAAGCATATGTTGCAATGAAGAATTTCCAAATGTTACCATTGGATACTTCTATTACAAACACTGAAAATGCATTAAACTTTAATCACTTCCAAAAACTTGATCTATCTCAGACAGAAAGATTAATGTCTAGGATACAACTTGCTAATCACTTTAAGCAACAAGCATATGAAGTAATTGGTGTGAACCCACAAAGAATGGGTCAACAGATATCACAACAAACCGCTACCGGAGTAGAACAAGCTGTTAATGCATCATATGCACAGACAGAGATGTTCTTTATTCAGCACTGTGATTATCTAATGCCTAGAGTGCACCAAATGCGTACTGACTTAGCTCAATACTATCACTCTACAAAACCATCTGCAAGATTAACATATCTTACAGGAGCGGATGAGAAAGTAAACTTTGAGATTAATGGTACAGAGTTATTATTACGTGACCTTAATATATTTGCTACTACTACAGCAAACCATAGAGCTATTCTTGAGCAATTAAAACAAATGGCATTACAAAACAATACTACCGGAGCTAGTATCTATGATCTTGGTAAAATTGTTCAGTCAGACTCAATTGCACAACTTAATAATGTTCTTAAAGATTCTGAAGCTAAACAAGAGCAACAGAAACAACAAGAAATGCAACAGCAACAACAAATGCAAGAACAACAACTTGCAGCTCAGAAAGAGCAAAAACAAATGGAGATTGATGCTGAAGCTTTAAGAGATGAGAAGAATAGACAAAGAGATATTCTTGTTGCAGAGATTAGAGCAGCTGGTATGGGATCAATGGTAGATATCAATGAGAACAAACAATCTGATTACATGGATGCTATGAAAGAGCTTAGAGCTACTCAAGAATTCCAAGATCAGACTAATCTACAAAGGGAAAAAGAAACAAACCGTATGAATGCTGATGCTCAAAAGAATCAGGTTGAACGGGAAAAGATAGCTGCTCAGAAAGAGATTGCTAACAAACAACTTCAAATTGCCCAAGAAAACAAGAATAGATTTGATAGTAATAAACAAAATAAAGGAGAGAAAAAGTAGTACTAGCTATATAATGTCAAAAAAAATTAGTACTACTGATAAATTTCTCAAGTTTAATTAGTATATTATATTATAAACAAAACCAACAAAGATGGCAGAACCAACAAAAAATCCTGAGGATGATCAGGTACTAGACACTACAACGGTAGGTCAAGTAGATGTAAATATTGATGAGCTCTTTGGCATGCCTGGTGCAGATAGTGTAATGCTACCTGATGATGGCACAAAAGAAGAGAAACCAAAGTCCATGTTTTCTAAAGAAAATATAGACACTTCGTTCCTTGACAATACTGTTAGAACTCCTGAAGAAAAAGCTGAGGCTGCTGAAAAGAAAGCTGATGTTGAAGAAACAATTGCTGAACTTGACGGACTTATTACTCAAGAAGAGGATGCTGGAAATAAAGGAAGACCAAAAGTAGATAAATCTGGTCTTGCTGAGTTAGCAACTAAAATGATTGAGGAAGGTACACTTATTCCTTTTGATGATGATAAACCATTAGAAGAATATACTACTAAAGATTTCCGTGAGTTATTTGAAGCTAACTTCCAAGAAAGAGAGAATGCAATTAGAGAGAATACACCAAAAGAATTCTTTCAAGCATTACCTGAAGAACTTCAAATCGCAGCTAAGTATGTAGCAGATGGTGGTCAAGATCTTAAAGGTCTATTTAGAACTCTTGCTCAAGTAGAAGAGGTATTTGAATTAGATCCAGATGTTGAATCTCATCAAGAAGAAATTGCTAGACAATATCTTTATGCTACAAGCTTTGGTACACCAGAAGAAATTGAAGATGAAATCCAAGATTGGAAAGACATTGATAAGCTTGGTCAAAAAGCTAAACAATTTAAACCAAAATTGGATAGAATGCATGAGGAAGTTGTTGCACAAAAACTTGCGGAGCAAGAATATAAAAAACAACAACAGGCAGAGCAGGCTAAAGCATATCAAGATAATGTATATAACACACTTAGTGTAGGTGAACTTGGTGGTGTTAAACTTGATAGAAAAGTTCAAGGGATGTTATACTCAGGATTAGTACAACCAAACTACCCTTCTATCTCAGGAAAACAAACCAACTTACTTGGTCACTTACTTGAGAAGTATCAGTTTGTTGAACCAAGACATGATTTGATTGCTGAAGCTCTTTGGTTACTTGCAGATCCAGAAGGATACAAGGCAAAAGTAAAAGATCAAGGTGCAAAAGCTACAGTTGAGAAAACAGTAAGAACATTAAAAACAGAAGAAGCTAGAAAACTTTCTAGTTCTTCAACAAATACAGGTGATGATGATGCTAGAAGACCAGCAGCAAAATCACAACAAAGAACCCTCTCTAGACCAAATAATTTGTTCAAGAGATTTTAATTAGTAACAATTTAAATAAATAAATACAAATGGCAACTCCAGTTTTAAACAATGGTATATTCCTTAGGGATACCGCTTACAACGCAAGTTCCCATGTGGATTCTTACCACTTGGTGAATATGCTGAAAGATGCTGAGCCAATGGACCTTGGTCCAGTGGATCTGTGGGCTATGGCTCAAAAGGTTGAAATGCCTCTTTATCAAATGTCTTCATTTGGTGGCAAAAATGTAATCATGGTAGACAATGCTCGTGGAGAGTACAAGTGGCAAACTCCGGTTTCTACTGACCTTCCTTACATTGTAGAGGACATTGAAGCAAACAATGATTTCAAAGGTATTGAAGGTACAACCTTCCGTATCAAAATTAACAGACGTGAGTTTGGACATGGTGATATCATCACTTATGACAAATACAACGGTGTTGAGATGTACATTACTTCAGAAGATATCATTCCTATTGGTGATGGTTTCATCTATACTGTACAGTTGGTAAACAATGACAACTTCAAATACTTGGATAACAAGTACTTGGCTAACGGTACAAAAGTATTCCGTAAAGGTTCTGCACGTGGGGAGTATGGTGAGAGATTCTCTGACATTACTACAAGAACTGGTTTCCGTGAATTCTACAACTTTGTAGGAGGTGCAGAAGCTCACGTACACTACTCTATTTCTAGCCGTGCTGACTTGATGATCAAAGGTGGTATGAATGCAGATGGTACAGTTCCTGTAACTGAGATCTGGAGAAACTTTGGTGCTACTGATGATCCATCTATCACTTCATTGGAAGACATGGTGAAAGTAATGGGTAAAGACAAAGTGAAAAAAGCATTTGACAATGGTGACTTATCAAGAACATTCTTGACCACTATGGAAGCTGCTCACTTGTCTAAAATTGCAACTGACATTGAAACTTACCTCATGTGGGGTCAAGGTGGTAGAGTACGTCAGGATGGTCCAGATGATCTTAGATTGTCTGTGGGTCTTTGGAAACAGTTGGATAACTCTTTCAAAAGAATCTACAACAAAAATAACTTCACACTTGACTTGTTCCGTTCTGAGATCTACAACTTCTTCAATGGTAAGGTTGAGTTCCAAGGTCCAGATCCAAAACGCAGCTTGATTGTACAAACTGGTATGGGTGGTATGAGAATGGTTAATGAGGCTATTAAAAAAGAAGCAGTATCTTCTGGTCTCCTTATCCAAGCTGCTGATATCGGTGCAATCACTGGTAAAGGTATGGACTTGAACTTTGGATTTGCTTACACTTCTTATGTTATCCCATTCTTGGCTAACGTTAAGTTTGTGTTGAACCCAGCATTTGACAACGTTCATACAAATGATATTGAGAACCCAATCATTGATGGTTTCCCATTATCTTCTT